TTAGCGGACCGCATTTTGTCTGCGCAAAGTGACCTAGGGTTTGAAGAATATATAGACCGGGCTGACTATATCAACGCCGAAATGCTTGCGGATGCACTAGGCATTGATGCCCCGGATTACTCGGGAGAAGAAGAGTTAAAGGAGAAGTTGCGGAAGATAGACCAGAAAGTCAAGGAAAAGGTCTGTGGTACAAAGGAGCTGCCCAGGAAAGGGAAGGTTCATAAGCGCAACCGTGCGCCGTTCATCCGTTCAATGGTAACTGAATTACGGATGGAATTCCCGTTCAATGTCACTGAAGATAATGCAGCTAATCGCCTGTCCATGCATAGGCGCGCTGTTCAATTGATGAAGAATCAGGGACTGTGCTCTGCCCACATTGTTCGCGATGTAGACTTGATTGTTGAGATGATGTTCGTACCACTGCAGAGTAACATTGAAGCACGTGAATGTGCTAATACATGGGCTGTGAGAAACGACATCGACAAGTATAACGCCAGGATGCTCTCCGCCTGGTATGAGTGGTTACTCCCCAACTGGCTGTTGAATAGACAGCGGGGGAGTGCCCATCGCGCCGCTTAGGGAGGCCCAGTGACCGTACTCGGAAGGGAAGAGACTGGCATTAAAATGCCAGATCTCGACCTTGGTATACGAGTGCGTTCATTTGGGTCTCCCATTCGCATCCGACGGTCCACATACGTTAGTATGGTTGCCGGGCGTCGAGATGTTTTTGTTCATAATTCCTCTGTGCACAACGCGCTGTTAGCTGCCAAGATTCGGGTTTTGACTGCCGAAGTAGATGGCAAGCTAGTGCCGATTGAGGAAACCCGGCAACCGACCGGTCACTCCCACATCTTAGATGGGGTGTTAACCACCATGCAAAGAGATCTCCCGATTCTAACCCCGGTCCCCTTGGAGCAATTCCCTGGGTTGTATAAGGCTGAGAAGAAGAAGATCTACGAGCGTGCGGTTAGCAGCTTGTCTGTGTGTCCCCTCACCTCGGATGATAGCAAGATTAGAGCTTTCATCAAATTCGAGAAGATGTTGGCTAAGGAGACTGGGAAGCCAAAGGCCCCCCGGATGATCTCGCCACCTAGCCCCAGGTTCTTGGTTCGCACTGGGTGTTATGTAAAACCTGCTGAACACGCAATATATGAGGCGATCGATCACATGTTCGGATTTAAAGTAGTAACCAAAGGAATGAATTTCGGAGAGATAGGAAGATTGTTTAAGAGTCATTGGGATGCTCTGGACGACCCCGTAGCATTTGACGTTGATGTGGAAAAGATGGACCGTTCCACCTCGTCTGAGATGTTGGCATGGACACATAAATTGATACATGCATGCTACAGGGGCGACGATCTGGATGACATCAGGGAAATGCTTAAGCAACAGCTGTCTGTTCGGACCACTGTTAAATGTGACGACGGCAACATTAAGTACACTGTAGATGGGACACTGACGTCTGGGCAAATGAATACCAGTCTTGTCGGAGTCTCGATGGTAAGCAGTATAATGTACACGTTATTCAAGGAAAGGTTGGATGTGCCATACCGTTTTGTAGATGCGGGTGATGATTGCACAGTTATCCTTGACAAGCGTAATGCTGACCGTTTCCTCTGTGAGGTGCGCAAAATTTTTGGCGAAGTGGGTTTCGCCATAACGATTGGACCACCCAGTGTTGAACTGGAACAAATCGAATTTTGCCAAGGACACCCAGTACTAGTTGGTAGCTCATACACCATGGTGAGGAATGCTAAGGATGCAGCGATTAAAGACGCAACATCATTGCAACCCATGGATAGCTTACGCGAAATGGCCGTTTGGATGGAGGCCGTCGCGAAATGTGGCATTGCGTCACATGGAGGTGTTCCAATTGCCTCCAGCTTGTATAGATGCTATGCTCGAAACTCAACTAGAATGCAGAGGGAGATGAAAATGACACAAAGACAACTCAAACGTTTTAAGCTTGCGGTTGACAAACGCAAGAAAGATGTTGTGTCATGGAATCAGTCAAATGCAGAGCCAATGTGTGCGCTAGATGTAGAACCTAGCCCATACACTCGTCTGTCATACGAGAAGGCGTTTGGTCTAAATTCCGTGTTCCAGTTGCGTATGGAACAGTACTATGATACATTGGTTATTAACTGGTCGCGCCCTGTTTCGCAGGCGCAGACGACTTATAATCCGTTATGGTCCACCGTGTGAGGGCCCCCTAGAGTAGCAAGGCACAGCCGCCTACACAGTTTCACACCTGTGCTCTTAGCAGTGCGTCGACATGGCCACAATGGCTCGGGGGTGAACAGCCCGGCGAATGTCATCAGTGGGTTCGATCCAGTAATTGCCCAAAATCCTTTACAGTTAGGTGCTAACCAAAATGCCAAGAGACTGCACGGCGCACCCATTTAGGTTTGGATCGGATGAACAGTCCCTTTATGTATGAGGCATCCACTACAATACAAAAATGAGAAAACCAAGCAACCTTAAGTCTGCGAACGCATGGGCAAAATCGTTGTCGAATCCCTTCGGCGCGCCAGCAGCCCATATTCCTGATTTTGAAACAAACTCGAGCGGCATGATTACGTCTACACTCTACACCCAAGTATTGCCGCTTGGTTATGCGTCAACAGCTACTACGCATAACGTTGGTATGATCATTCAACCACACCCACGTGTCCACTTCACGCAATTATCGGAAGTTAACACCGGCACAGCAAACATGACAGACATGAACTCCGGAAACACAGACGTCGGAGCCCTTCTCTCAGTGCCCAATCTCGCTGGCTTTGGAGATCAAGTTCGCTACCGCATGACTTCATGTGGTGTGCGCGTCACCTACGCAGGTACTGAGCTCAACCGCTCTGGTGAATACATTGCGGGGTTCCTCCAAACAGATTATCCAGCGCAGGGTACAACTGCTGCGGCTACTGGTATTGGCCCCATGTCCACTCTGATGCCTAAGACCACGCTAGGTTATTGGACAATGGCCCAAATTATCGGTAGCCTTAAGAACCCGATCGAGGCTAGGATTTGTGATGGTACTGCCGAGTTCCACTGGAAGCCTAATGGTGTTCCAGGTTATGGCTCAGGCGGCGCCAATATTGCATACTTCCCAACCACGTCGGGTACAGCCGGTGCTGTCACGAATCCGAGCGGGTACGCTTCAAACCCTGGAGAGGGTGGTGTGCCGTATGGAAGTGAGAACTTGGTTATTTTGATCCGCGGAGACACTACTGCGGCTGCTGCAACAACGGGTAACGTTTATGACGTCACGGTAACGTCGCATTGGGAGGTTATACCCTCCGTGTTAAATGCGGTTGTTTACGATGTGTCGCCATCGCTTAGTGACCCGCAAGCCTTGTCAGCCGCTATGAATGTGATCTCTCGCCGTCCCAACCCTTTGTTTTCAACACATGGAGTTCAAGAAACAACGTTCGAAGAGCCAGTATATAATGTTAAGAAAAATAAAGTCAAACAGATAGCCCAGGCCGCACAGGAATCTGGGTTAGTACAAGAGCTCGGGATGCGTGCCCTCCGCGTTGCGGCGGGCATTGCCACCAGGAAGTTAGCCGGCCGCACACGCGCGCCTGTGCCACCTGGTAGGCGTTTGGAATTTTAGACTCAGCCCCTTTTGGGCCCCACTACCTATAGCCACTGTAAGGCGTAAAATGACAGCGTACTCACGACACAAAATAGCTGCCAATACCGGGGGTGTGGCGTCCGAAGCCCCACCTGGTAGCATAATCGGCGTTGGATACGAAATTTCCCGCATGGATAGCGTAATCATCACTGCTTCGACTCGTTCTGTGCAGACCCTACAGAGAAGGCGTCCCTACCTCCGGATTTAGTTCCGA